AAGTTAAGTGCTGAGTTAGCTGATATAAATACATTAGCAACACTGAATGTTACAGATGGATAAGTATTTCTCCACTCACCAATATTCTGATGATATGTTAATGTCTGTCCAGATAAAGGTGTAGTAATTGTGGCAGCTTGCCTAGCCATATCTCTTGTTGCTGCTCCACTTTGATACGCTTTATAATACTTTTCACCAGAAGCATACAAATCAGCATACGCTCCACCTGAGATAACAAACCATTTAGATAACTTTTCACCTGATGCTAACCAGTTACCAAACTGTGCACTGGAAGCATTGAACCAATTATAATTATCTGTATATTCATTTCCAGATTGAAGAAATACCGTTAGGTGACTCCCAGAGATATTCTGGGAGGATATATACCCAACGTTATATAATTTAGCTTCAGACATTCTAGACTACAGCTTGCCAACTGAAACACTCTGTATCAGGTGAAGTATGATACACTGTTATATTTGTATCATCTACTTTAAATGAATAGATGAACGGTGAAGCACCACTTGGTGACAAACCAACCCATGTTGGTCTTGCTGTACAAGTATGTGGTATTGTGCCTGTATCTGCAGCAGTTGCCCATCCATATCTTGTTTGATGGGATGGTGAATAGGTATGTATACTTGTATCAGCTAAGTGGGTTGAATATTCATTACCAGAACCAGCTATCGCATTCCATTGAGCAGAATTATCGGTAACTGCTGTATAAGTAAAAGCGGCAGTTCTATTAACTAAACCAACAGATAAGGAGGCATCTGGGACAGCTTTTGTACCAGATTGGTAAGCTTTATAGAATTTTTCTCCAGAAGCGTATAAATCTGCGTATGCACCACCAGATATTCTATTCCATTTGGAATAAATTTCTCCTGATGTTGCGATAGCATTCCATTGTGCAGAGTTATCCGTAACTGAACCATAAGTGAATGCTGCAGTTCTAGTTAAGATACCAGTTCCCAGTGAAGCATCAGGAACTGCTTTAGTGCCTGATTGGTAGGCTTTGTAGAACTTCTCACCTGATGCATATAAATCAGCATAAGCACCAGCTGAAATTACAAACCATTTGGAGAGTTTCTCTCCTGATGCGAGCCAATTAGTTAATTGTGCATTGTTGGTGTTGTACCAATCATAATTAGTTGAATATTTAGTACCAGATTCCAGGGCTAATCTATAACCAATATCAGCCGCACTAGATACAAGCTTACCAAGTGTTGATGGATAGAAATCATCAAGTATACTTTCTAATGTTACACCACCAGCAGCTATCTGGTCATCCACATATTTCTTATTGGCTAGCATTCTGTCATCTGTGGGTGCAGTTGAAATAGTCCAATACGCACCACCAGAAAATACCTGGGATGATACGTAATTAATATTAAACAATTTTCCAGCCATATCAATCTCTCTTTATTATTTTATTAAACATATTAAACAGTTGCGAACCAACTAAATACCTCATCATCTGGTGAGGTGTGATAAATTGTTATATTAGAGTCATCAACCTTAAAGCAATACATGAATGGGATACTACCACTTGGAGTAACATAAACACAAGTTGGTTTTGTGATGCATCCATGAGTAATAGTTCCAGCATTTGCGACACTCCCCCATCCACTTCTCATTTGAGTATAAGTAGTTCCGTTACCTACAGTTAATGTGTTTGATTGTAAAGCACCACCTGATACTCTAGAAGATGATACAGAAGTTGCATTATATATTGAATATGTTTGCCAATCTTTATCTGTATCAATTGTAATCGAAGATAAGTTAAGAGCACCTGGTTCTGATGTTACATTCTTATCTATCCATTCACTACCATTCCATACAATAGAGTTACCAGATACATTGTCTATTGATGTGTTTGCTAAGTCATCAAAGTTAATACTTCCAACTGTGAAATGTATTGTTGCATCATTTGAATGTGAATTATAGTTTGATGACATTGCATAGAATTCACTAGCTCCAGACCACGCTGTTCCAGATGAAGTACTCAACTTACTAGACGATTCAAAGAACCATCGAGATAACTTTTCACCTGAAGCAAGCCAATCACTAAACTGATTAGATGAAGTATTATACCATATATATGAATCTGTATATTTTGAACCAGAATAAGCAATCATTGCACCAGATACTGCATTACCTGATATCGTAGTTAATCTTATATCATTGAAATATTGAGGATGATCATCATCTGTTAATCCAGCTAAATTACCATGGTCTGTGACTTGAGTAGGTGTAAAGACAGTGTTAAACGCAGACTGTACTGCTTGAGCTGTAGTTACTCCACCCTTAACAATAATTCTTCCAATTAAGAGACCTTGTTCCTGAATACATAATGGGACTGTAGCTGGAGGAGTACCAGCTTCTGCTTGAGCTGCTGTATCATAGATAGTTCTACCATACAACATCATAATTTGATTTGTAGCTAAAGCATAAAACCAGCAGTTTGCATATTTATTATTTGATATTGTTTGTAGAATACCTGAGTTATCATCATATTGGCTATTGGTCCATTGAGTCAAACCATATTCAAATTTAAATCCAGTTGATCCATCTCTATATGCTCCAACAAATGTATCTGATACAGCGGTATCTTTTGCAGTAATATCAAATTCATTTAGTCTAGACCATAGTTTACCAGCAGAAACGGTAACTTTTCTATTACCATCTCCACTTTCACCAAGGGTCAAACCAGCAGTAATTTCATCTCTTATGATATGACCTTTAGCATCAAATCTTTCAATGATATTAGTTATTGAATCTGAAGTCCACCATGGATTGTTGAGGATACATAATTGGCCACTTCTATTAACCACTGTACCTAAGGGGAAATTAGTATCATAATCATAAGTGTTTGTATCTTGTGCAAATGCTACTGGATTACCAGAATTATATTTAACCCCACAATATTTAGCTGAACCTGTAGCAACGTAGATATTAGAAGATGTTATCCATTCTATCCAATATAATTTTGCGTAATCATTATCTTCTTCTCTAAGAAGACCTTGACCACCTGAAATTGTAAATGTTCCACCATCAGTTTGACTTGAATAAATTCCACCACCAGATATTCTACCAGCGGAATTAAATAATCTGAACCAATGTCTTACTGTATGATACTTTGATTCATCTTCTTCTAATTGAATACCATGGAAATGGATATCATCTGTGAGTATCCTTTGAGTTGAGACATATTGGGAAGAGACATAATTCCATGTAGCACTACTATCTCTGAATCTTGTAAGTAAACTTGATGAAACCGCATAGAACTCTGAAGCTCCAGACCAAGCAACATCTGAACCACCTACAACTTCGGCCCATTGCATCCCATTAGCATCTGAATATTGAAGATAATAATCGTTAGTTGGGGTGTTATTAATCTTAAGATAAGATTCACTAATAGAGTCTTCATTAATACAAGAAGAAGGTAAGAATCCCCCACCACTGATTGTACCAATAACATTCGCTGCATCTACCATTCCAGCGAAAGCATCATTCTTTGGTGAGATTTTTGCTGTAAGTCCTATGGCCATAGTTATGCCGTCCTAAGAGTGAAAGAACCTGGACCAAGGATATTCTCTGAACGATAAACACTATAGTTCTCAGTTTGTCCATTAACATTTGTTACTGATACTGTTTCAGGGGTATTAAATGCAGCTTCAAAACCAGTGTCATTATCATAGAATGTTGGTTCTGTTAATCTTGCTGGCATTGCAAATATGAAGTACTCACCAGCATCTAAAGTTATTGCAGTCCATGTTTGAGTTTGGTCATTAGTGACTGTACCTTGGTCTAATCCCTCCACATTAGCTTCTGAATAAGAAGAAGCGACTGTAGAGCCACCATAATATATCTTATTAATCTTAGTATTTGATGTACTAGTAGTTAGAGTAGAATTACCAAGATTAGTATTTGTAGATCTGTAAACTTTATAGTTTTCAGTATAACCAGCTGAATTTGTAACAGAGACTGTTGCAACATCTTCAAATGGACATATCACTGAGTTGAAGAGCATACCAGAAGCATGTAAGCTTGTGTATGCTGATGGATGTGCAAAGATAAGATATTGTCCAACTCCAGCATTAATAGAATAACTTGAAGCATATGTGGATGTTGGTCCTGAAGTAGTTAAAGCAACTATATCTGATGTGTCCCAACCTGATGCTTCTGTAGTTATTCCATAGTAAATATAATTTCTAAAGTAGATAGCAGTTTCTGCTGAGGTATCTGTATCAGAACCAGCTTGAGAGCTTAAATTAAATCTGATATATTGGTCTCTTGTAGATGGATAACTAATAGCAACAGAATTGGTACCAGTCTCATATGGGGTTGTACCCATAGTACTAATAGCACCAGATAAATCATAATCTGTAGTATTGTATCCTACACTTACCCATGAAGAGTCTGGAGGACCATTATCATAAGCAGCAGTAAAGGTTATAGCACTAATAGCTTTCCATTCTCCAACTCCTATGAGTTGAGTAGTTGATTCACCATCACTGAATGAAGTAATACTAAATACGAATGTAGCATTATAAGCAGCAGGAACCCAATTAGTTCCATTCCATTTTAATACTTGATCTCTTGTTGGAGTAGTAGTTTGTGTATCAACATCTTCTAACATATTAATTTCTGATATACCAGATTTAAATGCTATAGATGAGACTGCGTAGAACTCGGCAGAACCAGACCAAGCTTGACTGGAACCATGCAAAGACATATCAGTAATATGTGATTCTAATTGTGAAGAGATTCCTTTACCTAGAGTAGATGGATAAAAGTTATCTAAGATACTTTCTAATGAAGATTCACTTAACTTTGAAGCGGAAGCATCAAACCATGCATATACTGAATTACCCAATGAAGAGGGAAAGAAATCCCCAGCAAAGTCCCCAGCAGTGGAGACATAATCGAATTCCCCTGCGAGTGGATTAAACTTTAGTTTAGTCATACTAGTAGGAGTAATCTAAAGATTCACGGTTATCCCATACATTATCAAAATCAGGGTCAGCATCAGCAAATCTCTGTCCTGTCATATCAGAACCATTATAGAAGAATTTAGATATCCTCCATAGTGCATCACTATTAGTAGTTCCAGGTTCAGCGTATCCAGCATATTGTACATCTCCATTTACATTATATGCTAATCTGATTTCATATTGTGCTTTAGTAATACCAGTTAATTCAATTGCATAATTTAATGTTGTATTGATTTCATCAATTGCAGTCTTCATTAAGTTGATATTAGAGGACATCCCAAATAAATGTGAACTGGAAGACACATCATAGACATTCTGAGTCATCCCTCCACTAGGAATTATTGAAACGAAATCTTTTAATCTATTAACTGTTACTGCCATAGTATCCTTCTAATTAAACCAACTTTATCATTGAATTCTACAAAATCTCCTTTCTTGAAATCAATATTCTTACGAGAGGCTATGCTTGCAAGGAGATCATCCTCTTCATCCTCTATAGGTAAACTAGTAGACGATGATGGTTTTGGTAATTCTTGTGGGACATCTTCCTGTTGGAGAGATGGGTCAATATTACTATTTTCTATTCTTTCTATTTCTTCCATAGATACCCTCTTTGGTTGGAAAGAAGATAACTTCTCCAACACATCTAATGAATCAGAAACATTCTTTTCTGGTATCTTTTCTAAAGGAACACTAATATATCCTCTATAATATGGATAACCATTATTCTCCGTCTTAAGAACTTCTTCTGAAGCAACTCTTAAAACGTCTCCTACTTCACATACAATCTTAGTGGCATTTGTTTTGCCATAGAACATTAATAATTTATTTGGAACCTTGACTTCATTAGGTAATTTGTTATAATGTTCTTGATTGACATTAATACCTAAGAAGTAATTAAAAACATCATTCTGACCTTTAACAAGTTTTACATCCCAAACTATACAATCAACTTCATAGTACTTCTTACATTTACCCCATCCATGATTAGTTGGTTGTTCGTATTGATGGTCAGTTGTTTTAATCATAACTCCTTCAGCTATATTAGTTGGTCTTCCTGTTTTATCTTCAAAGATCTTACTAATAGCTGCCTGAATCTTATTAAAATCATTTCCATCAACGTAATATCCATCAGCGGTTTCTTCAAGTGCTTTTGAATTACGTTCTACCATAATATGTTGTGTTGGTTTAATTCTACCTAGATACTCTACTCTCTCATGGAGAGGATGAGATCTGATATCTTGGCCTTCAAAGAATAATACATCGAAGATGAAGACATGAGCTATGTTCTCTAGTTTCTTTGGATCAAACTTAGTACTGTTAAGTATAGAGTTAGCAACAGTTCTATGAAGAGTTTGACCATTCTCTACTGCAATGAATTCACCATCTAAGACAGTATTATCTGGAATTGATTCTAATTCTTGTATAATTAAAGGTAATCTCTCAGATACATCAGGGGATTTTTCTTTCAATGATTCTGGATCTACATATACGAATGGTTTACCAGATATCTTCCCGAGAGATAATCGAAGCCCATCACACTTTATATCAATGAGTAATTGTTTATCCATCCATCCAGCGGATTCAAGTTCCTTCTGGAGGAGGCCAACTTCAAATCTATAAAATGGTTTAGCTGTAGAATAATATTGTGGAGTTAAACTACTTTGATTCTTAATAAACTCCAAGGCTTCTGTTAGTTTATTCAGAGAGGAGTCTATAGTATCAAAGCTACCAGAGTATCCATGAGCATGGGCAGCTTGACCTTGTGCTACTGCTTTTGAATGTGCAGATGCACGAGATTGATCATCATTCGGAGAATAAGTATAACATTTACCATGATTCCCCCATTGATAACCTGATTTACCATCCTCTTGGCATGGATGAACTGGCATTATTAATCCCTCAAATAATTACAATAACATCTACTTTATTTTAGCATCAAGACAGGCTGGATTAGGAAATGGTCCTAAGATGGATACACCTAAGAATAATATCTTATCTGGTGCTCGCATCATATGTTCAGTATCCCAATAATCCTGTGTCTTTAATTCTACGGAGAGTTTATTGACTTCATCAGCATCTATCTTTGCGATGATATCTCTACCATTGGATGTATTTTCATTGATATAAAGATCTCCTTTCACACCACCATCATAATATTGATTCTGTACGGTTCCTACAAAATCAAGAGGATAATGTGAATGACCGAGATTTACATAACTATATTTATCCCAGTTAGTATAATTTCGTCTTAATGTTTCATCCTTATACAATACTTGAGCTTGTGTAATAGAATCAGCCCAAGCACCTGGTGTTAGAATAGTTACATCTTTATATACATGATATCCATGTGATTTTTGTATTAGACTCTTATCGTAGACAAAGTCGAAATCATGGATTTTGAGGCTCTGTTCGAACAACTCCATTATTATTCTCCTCCCCTTGGGGAACTTTTTGCTGTGGAGTTACATTTTGTTGTGGAGATTGTTCACCCTGCATTCCTTGGGGTGAAATATCCACTACATCTTCCATATCCTTTCTTGGAGCTAATTTAAGTAGCTTTCTAATCTCATTGCGTGTAAGAGGTAATTTACCACTCTTAAATGCACCGATAAGATTGCCAAGCCATTTTGCTCTCATAGCTTCATCTTCCTCAGTTACAGAGTCAAATGTAATACTTGTATAAATTGGCTCTTGTGTTTGTTGGTCAATAAAGCCTTTAGCCTGAAGATATTCATTAAACAAATCTTGTTCGAGAACCTCTGAAATATAATATTGATATGCTTTAAGCATTCTTTCCCATAGAATAGCTTTTGTTTTTGCTGTAGCTTCTGTAGTACCTTTACCAAGACCTAATGCCTCTTCTGGGCACATCAATCCGGTAACAAGCTGAGATAAGAAGTAACTGTAATATTCATCTACACCTTGGATACCTTTCTCATCGATGGTACTAACATCAATCATCCAAGGAACAATAATTTCATTACTTTCATTTAAATCCTCAAGACTATCTTTTATCTCATCCATAGTCTCATCTGGAGGAATTTGTCCATCCTCTTTTGTCCCCACTTTAACAAGGAGCTTACCAGTACCATGTCTGATAAGAGCATTTGAGATGGATTCATCTGCCACTTTCTTTCTTTCAATAACTCTAAGATTTGGTTCTATAAGAGATAAACCATAAGGGGAACTAGGAATCTCAAAGAACCTGAAATGTAATATATCAGTTGGTCTCAGGGTTGGTCCTTTCTGACCGTTCATCTCTTGATGATATGATACAATACGACCAAATTGGTCTACATCAATAACCATAGTTTGTGGATCTACAGGGAAGAGTTGAGTAACTGTTCCATCTTTCTGTCTTCTCTTTTCTAAATAAGCATCACCAAATACTAAAGCATTCTTACAAGCTTCTAGTAAGGATTTTTTAAGATGTATTCTTCTACAGAATGTTTCTACTGCATATTTAGCTTGTGGATTATCTGATTCAATTGAATAACCAACCATTACAGTATTGTAAGCTGTAATCTGAATAGAAGCAAATACCACATTCTCAGTCTGATAAACATCCAGATAAGTTTTAAGTTTCTTCTGGGATCTACCCATCTGAGATGATTGAACTGCTTTAGATGTACCTGTGTACACTAAAGTTCTCGCAGTACCATCAGCTTGTAAATATTTAAATGTACCTTTAGTTGGGTTTAGTAGGGACATTCTTCTTCTTTCCTCTGAGTACTATCTCAAGTGTGGAGACATTACGTTCTCCAAATTTCTCACTACCTATTTTAATTTCACATACTTTCATTTGTTTTAACATTTTCTTTACTAACTTGCAATCCTCTTTCTCTGCGGCTTCTTCCAAATCAGTAATTGTTGGTATCTTCTCTGGTATATCTAAATACTGACGTAAAAGAATATCAGCGACATCCACAGCTCTTTTAATATTATTTCCTCTTGCTATTAGATGTATTTCATCTACATTGTTGTTTAATGCGTAGAAGCAAGCAGATATATAATTCTTAATATCTTTTTCTCCAATGGGGATTTGTTCTATCAATTCGTTAACCATACATTATACCTTTTCTATATAGTATTTCTTATGATGTATAACATTCGGAACATCTTTCCAATTAATTAAATGCGTACTCTGAGATGCCTCGATAGCAAATGATAATGAATCGAGACAGTCATCGTTCTTGCATCTTGGATATAAACTTAATTCATCTATTAGATTAGTTAATTCTGGATTTAAGTAAATGCGATTAGTTTCAAAGAGGATAGATAATCTATCTATTCTAGTATCTTTATCATTTATCTTAGATGACTTTATTGGTAAGATAGGTAATGAGGGGTTATTACGTTGAGCATCACTAACAAGATACTTCTGCTGAGCAGAGGCATCCATACCAATCTTAGATGTCATCCATTTCTGGTCAAGAGCAATCATTATGTCTACTTGTCTATTGATAGTTGCATGTGTTCTAACAGAGTCTAAGATGTAAATGTCTCCCTTTTGGTCTATACCAATTACTGTAGAGACTCCCCAGTCACTGTTGGCATCCTCACCACCAAAGTCAAGACCGATATATTTCTTTAGATTAATTGGATTTATTCCGTTAAGCTTTTTGAATCTATCAGTTGAAGCTCTTATCCATTCTTGTTTGAATTTAGAAATACCAGATGGTATAATCTCATTCTGATATTGCATAGAGAAGAATAACTCTCCTTGATGTTCTCTAATGAATTTGAGATTTAATGCATCTTCAGGTAAACCATTCTCTTTAGCCATTTCTGAATCCCATGGTCTAGCATTTGGCCAAAGAACTTTAGCTCCTTTACCATCTTTATCAGGTTCTTTAATAAGAGCCTTGTACTTAAGTGTTTTAAATCCTTTTTTACCCATTAGAAAAGAATGAATGTCTGCTTCGTGCCATCTTGTTCCGATGTTAATTACTTTAGTATCAGAGAGAAAAGTTCCTACGAGTGGCCCATCATACCAATCTTGTAGATTCTCTCTTCTTAATTCTGTTCTTGAGTTCTCGTCATCAGTTATATCATCTAATACTATCAAATCATAGTGAGATGAAATGATTCTTGAACCTACACCAAGCACTTTTAAAGTAGGTTCAGGATGAGGTATTCTAAATCCTTTTGCTTGTTTAACTCTGAATTCATTTCTAGACCATTCTGAAGATCCTTTGAAATCACCAAATAACTCAATGAGCTTTTGGTTATGTTCTAGGTTCTCTTGTACAAAGGTCATCATATGGTTAGCTTTGTCTTGGTTAATTGTGACTATTAATGCTCTAATGCTTCTGTCCCTAATGATTCTCCATAAGATATATGAACCCACAATAGAAGTCTTACCATGACCTCTAGGGGCTAGTAATACTACAAATCTATTCTCTTCAAAAGCTTTTAACCACTCTTGGTGGAAATCAGCACATTGTAGTCCAAGTAGGTCTGTAGTAAATAAGACTGGATCATTTATATATTTTAAGATACTGCGTTGAGTATCATCAAAGTGTGTGTATTTATTCATAACATCATACATTAAAAAATTGGAGAGGGGATAGGCCTCTCCCCACTCCTATGTCATGTGGTCTACTTAAATAAGTTCGTCTATTTCCTCTTTGAACAACCCATAGATTCCGCCGAAGAAGAACCCTAGTTTCTCCCATGGCAACGGAGGGAAGAACCCAAGCCATCCTACGATATAACCTAGGATGTATCCTACCACGGCAAAGATCACGGCACCAGCGATTTTCTTCAATATTGTTGATTTTATTGCCATATATATCTTTTTCCTTTTAGTTTTTGTGACATACAACATACGAGTGGGTTATAGTTCATTTATTCAAAACCCACTTGTAAAACTGATTATTTTGGAACTGTTCCAGGTTCACAGGGAATCTCTGTCTTGACGTATTCGATTTTCTCTCTATGCGTCCATGCATTCTGAATAGCTAAAAGAATACCTGTAATGATTGGAACTAGTCCTATAAACCAAAGTGGGAGACCTGTTAAGTCTTCATTCTCTAAAAACTGAACTGTGTAAGGAATACCAACTGATGCAAACGTAGCTATTAATCCATAAAAGAATTTCTTAGCGACGATGGACCAATCATTCCCACCAGTTACAATAACCTTTACTTCTTTGCATTCATCAACCATAGTTTCAATTCTCCTTAAGTTCTGATTCAAATTTTAATATATCATTAACAACCTTTTTCCTACATTCAGGACATAATTCTTTACTTATATCTATTAAAAGAGTATTATATTGTATATTAACGTTCTTAGTGGCTTCCTTGGCAAATCCAAACTGTCTATATGCTTGTTCTATGAAGGTACTCCAATTACGTCTGGTCTGCTCAATAGCATTGTTATTCTGCTTTAACACATCGGAAACGCTCTTTACTGCGCTAATACGAAGAGTTAAGTCTTCTTCTGACTTAGCTTTCTCCAATATAGACTTAGCCTCACTAACTAATGCTTTACTATCAGCAAGTACAGAATGTGCCTCATCATCAAGAGTATACATCTTCTCTCGGAATTCAGCTCTTAATGACTCCTCTGGGGAATCACCTTCTACTATCTGCTGTTCGAATTTGTTTATATTGTCATCTTTAAGAAATCTATTAATAGACATAGCAGAGAGATCTTCAAGTTCCTTAATCTCTGGATGTCTTAACTTAATTTGTACAGCTATATCATTCTGGGACAAGCCCTGATTTTTAAGGTCGAATACCTCTTTCTCTAATCCATGCTGTACTATTTTATTTACTTTAGCCATATTATACCTCTTGAAATATTTAAAAGTAATTTACCCGCCCTATCCCGCCATAGCATTTGGCACTCCATCTCTGACAATTTTCATGGGAGTAAACCTCCCTCAATATATATATACCTTGCCAGTTGGTTTTTATTACTATATAAACCTTATCCAACTTAACAGATATATACGGTACCACAAAGTATATATACCCTACTTTTCCATATATAAGGGTTCCTTTATATACTCTGCATACCGTTATATACCACAACTTTGTCATATAGTATAAGGATGACGGAAAGAAATGATTTCCCCTTAATGCCTCCTGTAGCCTACTATGCTACTATATAGCAAGGGCTATAGGTAGTTTCTCTTTCCGTTACCTACTATATGGTGAACTAAGTTGTATTTTCGACAAAAAAGAAGTTTAAGGTTCTGGTATGTTTCCCCTATTGTAACTAAGCTGTATACTTATGAACATAACATCCTATCGTGAAGTTTTCTTCCTTAGCTTTATATACTAGCTATTGCATTTACTCCTGTTGGAAGAATGAGAAAAACCAACATAGGAGAAATGAAAAACATGAAAAACCGAAAAGATGTTTCATCCCTATGGGATGAATTAAAGGCAGGAGAAACAATCGAAGTGGACAACATAACGTATAAGGTGCATGTATCTAAGAAGGGAGATGAAATCCCCTCTTTGTTCCTAAGCACAGGCGTTACAGATATAGACGGGAAAATTCGATTCAGGGGAAATAACAAACTCCCCCTATCAGTAGATGCGTGGGCTAAGATAGATGCCCAAGTGAAGAAAATTCTCCCCTATGCTATTAAGACGTGCGTTAAGATAGAGGCAAAGGCACAAAAGCAGGAGAAAAAATCTTCCCCTAATACTAGCACACCCGTTAGTGATGAACCACCAGCATGGGCAAAGGCTATGATGGAAGGAATAGGACAACTGGGGAAAAACCAGTCAAAAATCAACTCCCGTCTAAGTGCGTTAGAAGGTAAGAAATAAGGGCGTGTTAAGGATGGGAAAACTCAAGTCCTTAGTTAAGGAGAAAGTTACCCTAAAGAACATGGTGAAATTCTCCCTATACTACCCTAAAGACGGCTATTAGGGGAAAATTCCCCTATATCTTTTTTTTTTTTGCATTTTACCACTTTCCCTAAGTAGTATTTATTATTCTTAGATAAGAAGAAACACTAAGGGGCTTTGAAACTTTAGATTAGGAATAGGGTATAGGGGAATAGGGATGTAACGGGGGCATATAGACATAAGAGTTAGTTTTTATGGTATATTCGGTATTCTATTAGGTTAGGGTTACTACCTTACTACCTAAGCGGGCGTTAGGGCTTATAGGATATACTATTAGGGTATTAGGGGGCATCCTGATTCCCCTTTAAGAAATATACCCATAAGTGTGTAACGTGCCTGTGGGTATACTGATGCGTTATTGACCTTTCCTTTAGGACGCATTATAACGCATTTAGGGGGCTTTTACCTATATCCTAAGGGTATTATTGCCTAACAGGGTAGTATTACGTCTAGGGGCTTATTTAGGGCGTTAGAAGGCATTATAGCCCCTATACTGCTGATATTACCCATATAGGACACTACGAACCTAAGATGCGTTAGAAAGGTGAGGGTTAGCTGTTTACCTTACTTTAGTTCCTAGCCCCTTAGCTTATTTGATTTGAGCTATTCTATTCCAAACTGGCTATGACACCCATCCTATACGATTCTTTAGAAAGGGAAGCTTTAAGGGGCATTAGGAACTTTGGTTTTGGAAAGTGTTTTCTATTTCGTAACGAATACCACTTAGGTAACGGATTTGATATGATTTCTGTTCTTTCTTTAGGTTGATATATCTTAGAGTAGATAGTTGTTCTTTGTTTCTTTACTACCTTAGACAAGACTACCTAGTTAGGAGTATGACTATATCTCCTGAATCGAAGGGT